AACTACAACAACTACGGCAGCACCGACAACTACAACTACAACAACTACGGCAGCACCGACAACTACAACTACAACAACTACGGCAGCACCGACAACTACAACTACAACAACTACGGCAGCACCTAATTGTCAGCAATATACTTTGATAAATTATGATGAATTTTCAGATATATATAGTTACCAATCTTGCGATGGAACTCAAAATAATGATGTAGTATTACAAGGTGGTGGGGGTAGTGTTACTATTTGTGCAAGAACAGGAACTGTAACTGCCGGAGGTGCAATAAGTGTAAGTTTGCCACAAGGAACTTGTACATAATATTAAATACATCCGTTACCAATATGTGAATGATTATTATTTATGGTATATATTATAAGTTATTAATAAAATAAAAAAAGTTATGAAAAATTTAAGATTTATATGTGCTCAACCTGCCAGTTTATACTATGCATGGCAAGTAGAAGTTATGTTAAACAACTTTATAGAAATGGGGGTACATCCCAACAATATAGATATTGTATGTTGGAAAGAAAAAGGAGTAATACCAGAAGAATGGAGTAAACTGGCAAATGGGTATGCGGCACGTTTCTTTTTCTATGATGATATGAGAGAAACAAAACATTATATTTCATCAATCAGACCAAATATTTTAAAGCAACATTGGATAGCACAACCACAATTAAAAGATAGTGCTATATTTTACCACGATTCAGATATTATCTTTACTAAACCAATTGGTGAATGGGTTACAGATGAAATGATAAATGATAACCAATGGTATGGAAGTGATACACGTTGGTACATTGCACACTCTTACATCAAAGGTAAAGGACAAGATATAATAGATGAGATGTGTAAGATAATGGATTTACCCGAATCCTTAATTGAAGAGAATGAGTTAAATTCTATTGGAGCACAATATTTAATGAAAGGTATAGATTATAATTTTTGGAATAGAGTTGAAATTGATTCTGAATTATTATATAAAAATATTACAGATTTAAATACTGAAAAAATTATTGAAGATAGAAGAACGATGCCACCTGGAGAAGAAAGAACACCATACCATCCTTTGCAAATATGGTGTGCAGATATGTGGGCAGTATTGTGGGGTGGATGGAGATTGGGATACAAAACAAATTGCCATCCAAATTTTGATTTTAGTTGGGGAACATCAAATGAAGATGATTACTTTAAGATGAATATATTTCACAATGCTGGAGTAACATCAAGTGAATATGGTAAATTTTATAAAGCAAATTATATTGATTCATTACCATATAACGAACAATTAGAAATAACACCCAATACGGCAAGTTGGCATTATTGGAATTGGATACAAAAAACAAAACAAAAATCAGTTTTATTATGATAGAGCATATAAAAAATCAGTTTCAAGAATACAAAATAAATCAATTACAATTAGACCCCTTTGGAGTTTGTAATGCAAAATGTTGGTTTTGTCCGGTTGTTTTAAAAGGAAATCCAAAAGAAGGAAGAGAAGTAATGAGTCCTCAATTATTAGAAAAAATAATAAAAAATCTAATAGATGAAAGGGAAACAGATAATGGTTTAGTGACTAAAAGTTTTGGTGGTTTTTATACTGCACATTATAACGAAATTTTATTATACCCACATTTTGAACAATTATTACAAATATGTCAAAAATATAGATTATGTTTTATGGTGTTATCAAATGGTGTAACTTTAACACCAGAAAAAGTTGATTTGATAAATAAATATAGTGGAGTGGTAAATGGTATATGTTTGAATGTTCCTGCGTTTGAAAAAGATTTGTGGAGTAAAAGAGCTGGAGTAAATCCTAAATTATTTGATAAATTAATATCAAATATTGAATATGCAATTGATAATTTACCAATTATGGTTCAACATAAAACAATGTCAATTCAAATAAATGGAGCAAACGAATATTCTTTTGAAGATAAAGGTGGGTGGTTAACAAAAGGTCCTGATTTTCCATCGGATATGAATTTAGACCCAATAACAGGTGAATTGGCAACACAAGAAAAAATAGCAAGAGAACTATTCCCAACTATGCAAATATTTTCAGTTCCATCGTTGATAGATAGAGCAGGTGAGTTAGATAGTATTATGAGCAATAAATCTTCTATCATTCGCAATTTACAAGGTGGAGATGAAACTAAAAAAGTTATTGGTTGTGGAAATGGTAGAGAAGTTGGGGGAAGACCTGTTGGTTGGATTCATGTAAATGCAGCAGGAAAAGCATTTTTATGTTGCAATGATTATGATATGGAAATAGTAGTTGGTGATTTTAAAACACAAGAATTATCAGATTTTTGGGGAAAAGATGAACATATAGAATTAGTAAAAAAATCTTATGAAAGTATATGTAGAACATGTGCTTCTGCAATTTTTGAATGATATGAAAATAGCAATTGGTTTATTTGGGATACATTATCAAAAACAATTAATTCATTGGATGCCAGATTGGTTGTTGGATATTGATTATAAGAATGTTTTAGATAATAACAAAAAATATTTGTATAGAAATAATGATATAACATTCTATTCATCCACATATTTTACAGAAAAATTACCAGAATTAATTAATGATTTTAAATTTAAAAAATTACAATTAAATCAAATGCAAAATGAAAAAAATGAAATTATACAAAATAGATGGATAAAACGAAATAAAAGATTTAAAGAAACTATAAAATTAATTTTAGATGATGGTGTAGAATATGAATATGCTATAATTCAAAGATTTGATTTATTTTTTAAAAAAAGTGTTTTTGATTATTAATTAGATTATACTAAATTAAATTTAATATGTAAATCAAAAACGGCAGATGATGTTGAATATTGGGATGATAACTTTTATTTTTTACCATATAAATTATTAAAAAAATTTTATAATGATTTGTGTAAGATACCTGAGAATGTAAGTTCACATTGCCATAATCAATATATAAAAGATTATAATTATTTGATAAACGAAGCATATGGTAGTCATGAGATTCCAATTTATATAATAGATAGAAACCCATCTATAAAATTATGATAGTATTTATCACAACAGGTTACGAAAAAAATTAAAAGAACTTAAAAAAAAGAACCCTTTTATTTATAAAAGTTTCTAATCTTAAATTTTAAGATATTTATACATATGAAATTAGAAGTAGATAAACCAGAGGTAAAAAAATTAGTAGTAGTATACTCGGGTCGTTTCCAACCATTCCATGCTGGGCACTATGTATCCTATTTAAAACTTTGTCAAAAATTTGGCAAAGATAATGTATATATTGCAACATCAAACGTAACATCTGGTCCAAAATCTCCATTTAATTTTAACGAAAAAAAGGAAATTGCAACTAAAATGTTCAATGTTCCATCTGATAAATTTATAGAAGTTAAAAACCCATATGCTCCTAAAGAAATATTACAACATTTTGATGGAAAAACTACTGCTTATATTGCAGCAGTTGGGGAAAAAGATGAAAGTAGATTAACTGGTAAATATTTTAAACCATATAAAGGTAAAACTGGATATGGATATGATGAGATAGGATATACATACGCAGTTCCTGCCGAATCAAACCCAATTAGTGGAACGGATGTTCGTAATTGGTTAGGTAGTGGAGATGATGAATCTAAAAAGAAAAGATTCTTAAAAGCATATCCAAAGTTTAATGCAGATATTTTTAAAATGATAACAAACAAATTAAATGAAGATGGATTTCCTGGAGGAATCGGTACTGGTTTAGATTTACCAGGAGGATATATTAATGGTGCACCAACGGGTTCAACAAACGAATCAAATAATACTCACCCATCTTCAGAATTTAGAAAAGAACCACATCCAACAAGATATGAAACAGAACATCCATCGGATGAACCTGATTGGTATAAAACTGAAAATTTATATGACCCAATTGGAAATGTAATTGATAGAGTTGTTGCTGAAGAAATATTTAAAGAATTTTCTAAACAATATTTTGGTGAAGCTCCTAATCCTATAATGGATAAGGAGTTTGATTATACTGCTGCAGATGGTAAAAAGAAAAAAATTACTGTTAAAGGTGCATTAAGATTACCAAAAGAACATCCTGCACACGTTCAAGCTTCCAAATTAGTTGGTAGTGATAAAACATCTGCAATAGCAAAAGGACCAGAGGATGCTCCTGCAAACGAACCAAAAAAATTACCACAACAAGGAAAAGCTGCAAAACAAGCAGCAAAACCTGCTCAACCTGGACAACCAGTTAAGCAAGGTCAGACTCAACAAGGTAAAGCAGATAAGGCAACGGGAAAATCCACAACATCCACACCACAAGGAGCAGAACAAACTCCACCTCCACAAACATTAAGTGGTGATGAATTAAAATCATCAGCTGAAAAGAAAAAAGATACAAACAAAAGTGTATTTGGAAAATGGGGTGATAGATTTAAACAAGAAGTTAAAGAAATTGGAGATACTATTAAAACATTTTTGGATGAAGATGAAGCTCATATAGCACATGAAGGACATGACCCGAATTCTCCAATAAGAAAAAAAATCACAGAAAAACTTACTGATTTTGTAGCAAAAATGCCTGCAAATGTTGCAAAGCATGTATTAAAAGTTGCAAAACAAAAAGTACATCAATTAAAAAATACAGGTAGAGGTATTCAATCATTGGCAGTATCTGCAATGAAAGGTGAAAAACCTAAATTTGGTATGTATAAAAATAGAGATGGTAAATGGCAACATAGTGAAAATGAAGCTAAAAGACAAAAGAAGGCATTTATAGATACTGGAAAAGATATTGCATTAACTGCGGCAGCAGTAGTAACCGCAGGTGCAATTTCGGGAGCAGTAGCAGGTGCAGCTCATGGAATTGGTGGAATTGCACATGGCGCAGCTCATGGAGCAACACATACATTATCTCATGGGGTAAGTGGATTTTTACATCATATGGCAGTTGATTTTGGAAAACATTGTTTTAAAGAATCTGTATTTTTAGCAACTGGCGCAGGACATACTCAAGCAGCTAATTTAGCTATGGGAGCGGGTTTAATTGGTGAAAATATTTGGAAAAATACAATCAATGAAGAAGATGATATTAAACAAAATACATCAATGTATACCGAATTATTGAAACAAACTTTGGAAAAAATGGAAACGTTTGAACCAAATCCAACTCAATATTTGGAAATGCTAAAATCATATGCGGCAACTAAACAAAAAGCAGATTTGCAAAAATTAGTAGGTCCTATGAATGAAGTAATTTCTCCATTAAAAAGAGAAAACGTAAATCATTTTGTAGAATACGCAACTAAACGATTAAAATTAAAAGAACAACCAAAAGTAACATTAATAGAAGACCCTGAGTTTTCAAAACAAAATCATTCATTAGGAGGATACAATGTTGATTCTAAAGAAATATTTGTAGCAACTGAAGGTAGATTAACTGCGGATATTTTAAGAACTATTGCACATGAAATGGTTCATAGAAAGCAAGATGAAATGGGATTGATTGGTGATTCAGTAAAAGATGGTGCAGATGGTTCTCCAATAGAAAATAAAGCAAATTCAATAGCAGCAATATTACTAAGAGAATATGGTAAATTAAATAAAACAATTTACAATGAAGATATTAATATAGATGTTGATAAGGGTGATACTGTTTTAATGGGTAAATTTAAAAACAAAAAAGTAGTAGCAAAAGACTTTGGAACTGATGACCATGGAATGCCAACAATCAATGGTAAAGTTGCAACCACATTTAGAATACCAAGAGGAGAAGAAAAACCAGATTCACAATCCGTATTTGATGAAGTAACTACAAACGATTGGCATTTTAAAGCAATTATGGCTTTATATGATAAATCAAATTCATTTGGTAAAAAGAAAATAGCAGCAGCAGTTTGTTCAGACCCAAATGCAAATAGAAAAGATATTGTAGTTCAATTGAGAGATTCGGATTATCAAGAAGTAACTGCTATTACTGATAAATTAAGATTATCAGAATATATTGAAAAAAAAAAATTAAATGAAATTGAAGCTAAAACTAAAGGATTAGGTGGAACTAATCCAAATGATTACGAAACAAAAGCTGAAAAAGATTTTAATAAACACCATAGTATAGATATGTACACAAATTCATTAGGTACTTTAGATAAAGATACTGTTGATTTTGATGATGGTGGTGTTGATGTTGGATTTGTTCCATATAATTCAAAAAAAGATAAAATAAAAAGAGGTTATGAGCCTGTTAAAACTGAAAAACTAACACAATCTAATTTAGATAGTGTTGAAAAATATGCAGATAGAGAATTAAAACCTGCTGATATAGAGTTTAGTAATCATTTTTTTGATAGAGTTAATGATACTCGTAATGGTAAAGAAATATCTGAACCAGAACTAACTGGTTTTTTTAAGAGATTAATACGCCACAAAAAACAATTTATAGATTTTTTAGATAAATACAATCAAATCGTAGTTAAAGACGATAGAAGTAATATCAATATTCCATTTGCAAAGATGGCAAATAAAGTTATTGCCAAAACTATAATGAGAAAAAATGATTTTCAAACCACTTCTCCTACAATCGTAAATGAAGTAGGTGAGGGTTCATCAAAGCCATATTCTTTTACTCAAAAAAGAAACGAAAAAAATAATAAAATTTACTCATTTACTACCACCTCAAATGAAGATTATAGAGTTGAGTTTGATTATAAAGATAAGTTTGATGCTTGGGAGGTATCATTTGCTACATATTTTGATTCAGATGATGCAGTTATAAATAAAGGAGAACTATACTCTGTAATGGCAACTATAACAAATATATCATTAGATTTTATTAAAAAAGTAAATCCTAAAACAGTATATTTTTCATCTTCAAAAAATTTTGATAATGATAATAGACGTGAAAAACTTTATTTGGCTTATATAAAAAAACAACTCCCTAATTGGAAATTGGGTAAAAACTCTGGTTTTACTACATTGACTAACCCTAAATATAATAATCAACCAAAGTTTGATTGGTTAAAACAACCAATAAATGAAATTACACAAGGTTTGTATGCAGGTAAAATTAAAATTGGTGGACAATCAGTTGATATTGAAGTAGAATTATTAGGAGCTGACAATAAAACAAAAGAGTTTTTAACAAAGATAATTCACATAGATAAAGAATATCAGAACAAATTACCTATTGGTTCTCAATTCAAAATACCAGCAAGAGTATTTAGAATGCCAGGTGGTGGATGGCACAAAATTAAATCATCCGCATTTAAAGAATCATTAAATGAGGGCGGAGCATATGGACATATGTCTCATCCGTTTGATGATATGAATTTAACTTTTGGTGATTTAAAAAATATAATCACAAATGCATTAACTGGTAATTTAGAATTGACAAGAGAAAAATGTATAGCTGGTGATACTATAATACATACTGAAAAAAATGGTGATATGACTATTGCAAAGTTTGTAGATAATAAATTAGTTGATAAAGTATTGTCATTTAATGAAGAAACCAAACAAAATGAATATATGGATGTTATGTTATCTTTTAATAATGATATTTCAGATGATTGGTTGGAAATTGAATTAGAGGATGGAAAAACTATACAAGTAACTCCGAATCATAGAATGTATGTAGAAGGAATTGGATATGTTGAAGCAAAACATTTGACAAAAGATATGGAGTTAAAAATAATCTAACAACCATCAGTTTTTTCACAAAATTTATATTTATATGTAAATAAAAACTATAAATATGATTGAAAAGTGTAAATATTGTGAAATAAAAATTAAAATTATTGGAAAAAATAGTATGAATGGACATATAACAAATTGTAAAAAATATAAAGAATGGAGAGATACTACTTTTAATTATGATTTTTTATATGATGCGTACATAGTAAATGGAAAGTCCGCATTACAAATTGCAAATGAAAATGGGTGGAAATCATCTACTATAGTAAATAAACAATTGAATAGATTGGGTATAGCTGTTAGAAATGTTAAACAATCCCACCATATGTATGAGTATAAGTCTAGAATTGAAAAAACTAATTTTAAAAAATATGGAGCAGTAAATCCATTAAGTAAAGGAACTGTATCATATGAAAAACGAAATAAAACAGTTAAAGAAAAATACGGAGTTGATAATGTATTTCAACATATGGATGTTAAAGAAAAAATAAGAAATTCTGGAGCATTCAAATCATTATTTCCAAACTATAATATAAATTCTATACGAATTATAGAAGAGTATGGTAAGAAATATGGATATAATTTTCAACATGCCGAAAATGGGGGAGAATATTTTGTAAATGGGCTTGGATATTATTTGGATGGGTATGATAAAGAAAAAAATGTAGTAATTGAAATAGATGAATCCCATCATTTTAATAAAGATGGTTCACTTAAACAAAAAGATATAATACGTCAACAAAAAATAGAAGAATTATTACTATGTAAATTTATTAGAATAAAATATGAGAATTAAATCTATAAAAAAAATAAATAAAGAGCAAAACAGATATGATTTAAAAGTAGATGGGTTTTCATGCTACTATGCAAATGATATATTAGTTCATAATACGGATGGGCAAGCTCTTGCAATTAGTTGGAAAAATGGTAGATTAATTGCAGCAAGAAACAAATCACATTTACAAAATGCAGGAGTAGGTGCTATGGGTATTGAAGATGTTGCATCAAAGTTTGCAGGTAGAGGTGGATTAACTGATGCTTACAACTTTGCAATGAAAGATTTATCAGCAGCAATTCAATCTCTTTCAGAACCACAGAGAAAAAAAATATTTAACGAAGGACAGTGTTTTATGAATTTAGAGGTTATATGGCCTACATCGGTAAATGTAATACCTTATGGACAACCACTATTAGTATTTCACAATACAACTTGTTATGATGAGAAAGGTGTAGCAATCGGAGCAAATCAAGGAGCAGCAACAATGTTGGCAGGAATGATTAAACAAGTAAATGGAGATGTTCAATCTAAATATACAATTCAAGGACCTCCTGTAACAAAATTACCAAATAATGAAGAATTGAGTTCTAAGCAAAGTAAATATTTAACACAACTACAAAAATTACAATTTCAATTTCAATTAAGTAATAAAGATGGTGTAGCAGATTATCATCGTGCTTGGTGGGCAAACTTCATAGATAAGAGTAAAGTTAAGTTACAAAAATTAGAAAGAGATGCTTTAATTAACAGATGGGCATTTGGTGATAAATCATTGCGTTTAAATACTATTACTGATAAAGATGCTCAAAAATGGGCAATGGATAATGATAAAGTAAATGTGGCAAACCAACAAAAAGAAAATATCAGACCATTTGAGGAAATATTTTTAGGAGTTGGAGCAGATGTTTTATCATTTATGGATTCAGTATTAACTGTAAATCCAAATGCAGCAGTTGCTAATATGAAACAAAGATTAAAAGATACTGCTGATAAGGTAAGAGGTAGTGGAGATGTATCTAAAATAGAAAAATTAAAGAAAGAATTAGCAAGATTACAATCAATTGGTGGATTGGATAAGATAGTTCCAAATGAGGGTATTGTATTTATTTATAAAGGAAACACTTATAAACTTACAGGAACTTTTGCACCATTAAATCAGATTTTAGGTATTTTTTACGAATAGTTTGATATATATAATAAATAAATTAGTTATATTAATATAGAATTATGGCAAAGAGAAAATCCTTTGAAGAAAAAAACAAACACATTCACAAATCTCGTCAATTAATTATAGATACGGTTTTTGGTAGAACGGATGATAATCAAACAACATTTGGTTACGAAAAAGAAGCCGACAAAAAAAGAGAAATTGGTGAAAAATGGGTGGATAGTGATGGTGTACAATGGGAACAAAAAGATGGGTTTAGAACAAACCTAACTAAAATGGATGAAGTAAGAGAATTCTTACAAAAAATCAGTAGATGTTCTTTACCTGAATGTAAAACTGTAAAATATAGTACTGCAGATAAAAAAGCAATTGTTAAAACTACTATGTGTTTAGATTGCTTATCTAAAGTTGAAACAAAATTAAGAGTAGATGGTACATGGCCATTTTATGAGGATTATAAGATTACATTAAATAAATTAGGTTATATAAGAGATATAAAATCTCAAATGGAAGAAGCATTGTTAGGTATTAAACAACAAGTTGAAATGGTAAATGAAAATGGTACTATTTCTAAATGGCAATGGGATATTGATATTGAAAAAGTAAAAGAAGATATTAAAAAAGATATAGATGGAGCATATGATGCAATTGAAGCTTTATTAGAAAGAAAATTAGCATTAGAAGAAAAATTGATAGAATTAAATCATTCAGAACTTATAAAACAATAGATTATGACAAAGATATTTTCATTCGCAAACATTTTAATAGTTGGTTTAATTGCATTTATTGTATTTAAACAATGTAGTAGTGAGGATAAAGAAATTAAAACTATTAATGTTGATGGTAAAAAATATGAATTACTAAAACATAAAATAGATACATTTGTCGTTGAACATACACAAATAAAATACAGAAAAGGAAAAGATATTCCTTATGAAGTAATTGTAGAAAAAGAAAAAAAAGTAGAAGTACCTGTTTATATAAAAGCCGATACTGAAAGAATATTAAAAGATTACCATGCAAAAGTTTTGTATAAAGATAAATTAGTATTAGATAATGAGTTGGGGACAATTGAAATAACTGATACTATATCTATGAATAAAATTATTGGTAGAAAGTGGAATGCTCAAATGAGAGAAAGAACTGTTACTGATACTAAAATTGTAAAAGAACTTCCAAAAAATCAAGTTTATATTGGGGCACAGGGTGTGATAGGTAATTCTATTGTAATGGTTGGACCTCAAATAACTTTAAAAACCAAAAAAGATAATCTATATGGTGTAAATTTGTTTTTAGATGCAAACGGAAACAAATACTACGGAGCATCTATTGGTTGGAAGATTAGATTGAAAAAATAATATGGCAGTTCAAGGGCAACCTAAAAAATCTCTTAAAGAGATAATTGCAGAAGAATATCGTAAATGTGGATTAGACCCAATTTACTTTATGAAAAAATATTGTGTTATCCAACACCCAACAAGAGGTAAAATACCTTTCCACCTATATCCGTTTCAGGAAAATTGTTTAACAGACTTTAAAGAAAATCGTTTCAACATTATTCTTAAATCCCGTCAATTGGGTTTATCAACCCTTTCTGCGGGTTTTATTTTGTGGAAAATGTTGTTTAACGAAGATTTCAATGCATTGGTTATTGCAACTAAAGTAACAGTAGCAAAAAACTTAGTAGAGAAAGTAAGAGTAATGCACGATTTACTACCCGTATGGTTAAGAGATGGTGGGAACTCTTCGGTTGAAGATAACAAACTATCACTTAAACTAAAGAACGGTTCTCAGGTTAAAGCAATTGCATCCTCACCCGATGCAGGACGTTCGGAAGCCCTATCCCTATTAGTAGTGGATGAGGCAGCATTCATTAGAGATATTGATGAAATTTGGTTATCCGCACAATCAACTCTATCAACGGGTGGTAGTGCAATTGTATTATCAACTCCAAATGGTGTGGGTAACTGGTTTCACAAAATGTGGGTAGAAGGGGAAAGTGGTGCAAATGGATTTAATCCTATAAATCTCCATTGGACAGTTCATCCAGAAAGAAATCAAAATTGGAGAGATGAACAAACTCGTATTTTGGGAGCAAAAGGAGCAGCACAAGAATGTGATTGTTTGTGGGGTGAATCCAAAGTTCAAGTTAAAAACCTAGAAACGATGGAAATAGACCATTATACTTTGGAACAATTGTATGATATTTTATAATTTATATATTTATACGCAAGAATGCGATTGTGGAAAATATGAACTATGTAACAGAAGGCTGGCAAAAAATAAAAAAATCAATAGAAATTATTGATAAAATTTATTCATTTGATGAAACTAAAACTTTATTATTAAATGAGTATTATTATGAAAATTATTTTGGAAAAGCTAAAAATAGAACTTTAATAAACGATAATCCAAAACTATATAAATCAATATATTATCATAGTAGTATTTTAGAAGATACTATGAAAAATCACAACAGATATAAGGGATGGTATAATTTTAAATTTAGATTAAAATTTATAGCTGAAATTGATGGTAATATAAATAAATTAAAATGCAATTGTGGAAAAACATATACATGGAATGTTTATTGTAGAAGTTGTCCTGAATATCACAAAACTTGGTTAGGTAAGAATCATACCGATGATACTAAAAAACTAATGAGAGTATCCACAATTAAGTATTTAGATAAAACTAATGGACAACTAGCACCGAGATATAATATAAATTCAATACCAATAATAGAGGAATACGGAAAAATCAATGGATATAATTTTCAGCATGCAGAAAATGGTGGTGAATACCATATCAAAGAATTGGGTTATTTTTTAGATGGATATGATGTTGAAAAAAATGTAGTTATTGAAATAGATGAAAGGCATCATTTTGATTCAAATGGTAAATTGAAAAAAAAAGATATAAAAAGAGAGCAGGAAATAACCAAATTATTAAAATGTGATTTTATACGGATAAAATATGAAAACTGATTATATATTAAAACTTAATACTAAATACGAAATAATGACTCCAAATGGTTATAAATCATTTGGTGGTATTCGTAAATTAATAAAAAGTGATTATTATGAAATACACTTATCAAACGGATATAAATTAAAATGTTCTATAAACCATAAATTTATAAAAGATGGCGTTGAAATAGTAATCAATGATATAAATGTTGGTGATTATATTGATGGTGATGATAATAAAAAAGTTGTCATACAAATTAAGGAATATAAAACAAAAGATATTACATTATTTGATATTGTAGAAGTAGATGGTGGTAATATATTTAATGTTGATGGTGTAGTTTCTCATAATTGTGATTTTGTTGGTTCTGGAGATACCGTAATAGACCCGGAATTATTAACTTGGTATAAGAACACATATGTAATGGAACCTGTTGAAAAAGCAGGGTTTGATAGAAACCTATGGAAATGGGAATATCCAAATTACAACAAACAATATATGGTTATAGCTGACGTTGCAAGAGGAGATGCAGCCGATTATTCTACTGCACAAGTTTTAGATATTGAAGATTGTTCGCAAGTTGCCGAATATAGAGGAATGATTGATACCAAAGATTTTGGAAACTTTCTTACTGCATTAGCAACCGAATATAATAATGCACTTTTAGTAGTGGAAAATTCAAACGTAGGTTGGGCATGTATTCAACAAGTAATAGATAGAGGATATCAAAATTTATTTTATATGAGTAATGATTTAAAATATATTGATGTTGAAAGACAAATGAGTAATAGGTTTTACAGAGATGAAAGGCAAATGGTTGCAGGATTTTCAACAACAACAAAAACACGTCCTCTTATTATTTCAGCATTAGACACTTATATGAGTGAGAAAGATATTCTTATTCGTAGTGGTAGATTAATAGATGAAATGTTTACATTTATTTGGCAAAATGGTAGAGCAGAAGCAATGAAGGGATATAATGATGACTTAATTATGGCATTAGCAATTGGATTATGGGTTCGTAATACTGCACTTCGTTTAAGACAAGAAGGAATAGATTTAACCAAAAATATGTTAAATTCTGCACACGTTGCTAAATATAGTGGAATGATTACAACAGGTCATTTAAATAGTAATCCATATGAAATGGAAGTGGGTAACAAAGAAATAGAAAATTTAACTTGGTTACTTCGTTAATTTTTTTATATTTATATGTTGAAACTATTATAGATGACAGAAGATTTAGATAAATGGTTTAAAGAAAAATGGGTAAACATCGGCAAAAAAGTTGATGGAAAACATCCACCATGCGGAACTTCTGGTGAAAAAAGTGGATACGCAAAATGTGTACCCGCTGCAAAAGCTGCCGGAATGAGTAAAAAAGAAAAAGAAAGTGCAACTCGTAGAAAAAGAGCAGCACAAAACGATGCAGGAAGAGGTGGTAAGGATAGTAAGGGACAAGGTAAAGCACCAATAAATGTTTCTACTAAACCAAAAAACGAAGAGTGGAGTGATAAATATAAAAAGAGTATAGATTGCAATAATCCAAAAGGTTTCTCTCAAAAAGCACATTGTGCAGGAAAGAAAAAAAATGAAACCATAAGTATAGAAGAAAAGTTAAATTTATTTTTAGAAAAAAATTGCCCAACAGACCCTGGTAAATGGTCTGCATCTAAATCGGCAGCAAAATCTAAATTTGATGTTTATCCATCAGCATATGCAAATGGATGGGCAGCTAAAAACTACAAAGCAAAAGGTGGTGGCTGGAAAACTTGTAATGAGGGTGTAGAATTAAATGAAACATGTTGGGATGGATATAAACAAGTTGGAATGAAAGACAAAGATGGTAGACAAGTTCCTAATTGTGTTCCTATAAGTGAAGCAGAAAGTGCTGCACAACAAGCTGCTATTGCCATTAATATGAAGAAAAAAGGTATTAAACCTAAAAACGAAGAAGCACCAATGAATCCTGCTACAAATCAACCTGGTGGATATTGGGGAGATGAAGCAACTGAAGATATTAATTCAGATGATGATGTAAACTATGGTTTAGTTGAACCGGAAGAATATGATGTAGAGGATGAAGATATGGCAGATTTCATTGCTTTTATGAGAGGATATGATAAAAACCTAAATGAAGGATGTCAATGTTTAAGAGAAGCTGAATATCAGGGTAGAGAAGTTCAATTGGGTAAACCAATGCAAGGTGATGTTAAGAAATTTAAAGTATATGTTAAAAATCCAGCAGGTAATGTTGTTAAAGTAAACTTTGGTCAAAAAGGAATGTCTATTAAAAAGAATAATCCAGATAGAAGAAGAAGTTTTAGAGCAAGAATGAATTGTGATAGTCCAGGACCTAGAGATAAAGCAAGATATTGGAGTTGTAGAGCTTGGTAAAAAGCTTGGAAATTAAAAAAAAATTTATTATCTTTATAGATACTTTACAAATTAAAAATGGCAGATAAATCAGTATTAGGCAGGTTACAGAAATTATTTTCAACAAACACCATTGTTCGTAAAACGGAGAAAGGATTAAAGGTCATTGACACTGATGAGTGGCAAAATATGACCACAAATCTTGTTGACCGATTTATGAAGTTAAAAGTAACTAACTATGGAACAGGTCAGATGGAATCATCTATGGCATACCAACAAGTTCGTATAGATTTATTTAGAGATTACGATTCAATGGATATGGACCCGATTTTATCATCGGCATTAGATATTTACGCAGATGAATGTACTGCAAAAAATGAGCAAGGTAATGTCCTAAAGATACATCACGAAGATGATAATATCAAACAAATATTAGAAAATCTTTTTTATGATATTTTAAATATTGAATTTAATCTTTGGCCTTGGACTAGAAATTTAGTTAAATACGGAGATTTCTTTTTACAATTAGAAATAGCAGACGAAGAAGGTATTGGTATTGTAAATGTAATGCCATTATCTCCATACGAAGTAAGTAGAATTGAAGGGTTTGACCCGGCAAATCCACAAAGAGTAAAGTTTGCATATGCTCCATATCAAAACCCATTGGGTGCATATGGTATGAGTCCAAAAAAAGAATTTGAAAATTACGAAATGGCACATTTACGTTTAAACTCAGATTCAAACTTTTTGCCATATGGTAAATCTATAATTGAGGGAGGAAGGAGAGTGTGGAAACAATTAATGTTGATGGAAGATGCAATGTTAATTCACAGAGTAATGAGAGCACCTGAAAAAAGAATCTTTAAAATTGATGTAGGTAATATTCCACCAAACGAAGTGGATAATTATATGCAAAAGATTATAAATTCATCAAAGAAAGTTCCTTTTGTTGATGAAAGAACAGGTGAATACAATTTAAAGTATAATGTTCAAAACCTTATTGAAGATTATTATATGCCAGTTCGTGGTAATGATAATGGTACATCTATTGATACTTTAAAAGGTTTAGAGTATAATATGATTGATGACATCAATTATTTAAAAAATAAAATGATGGCATCACTAAAAATTCCAAAAGCATATTTAGGATACGAAGAAGATACTAATGGTAAAGCAACATTAGCATCTATGGATATTCGTTTTGCTAAAACAATTGAAAGAGTTCAGAGAGTATTAATTTCAGAATTAACAAAAATTGCAATCGTTCATTTATATGCACAAGGTATTAATGATGACCGTTTGACTAATTTTACATTAGAATTAACTACTCCATCTAAAATATACGAACAAGAACAAGTTGAATTATATACTTCAAAGGTAGCGTTAATTCAACAAATGCAACAAACAAAAATGTTCTCCAAAGAATGGATGTATGAATCTGTTATGAAGATGGCTAAAGATGAGCAAGATGAATTAACATTGGGTGTATTAGAAGATACAAAACAAGCATTCCGTTTAACATCAATTGAAACTCAGGGAACAGACCCTGCTAAACCAACTGGTGTAGAAGGAGAACCCACAAACGTTGAAGAAGAATTAGATAGATTAAAATCAGAATTATCTGCAAATGGTGTTGGAAGACCAAAAGACCCGGTTAGATATGGACATGATGACCATCCGGAAGGTAGAGACCCATTAGGAATTAAAACTCTTAAAACAAAAGAAGGTTCTGTAAAATACAAACCAAGAAACTCATATCAAGAAATATTTAAAGATATGGATGGTAATAAAAAAACTATTTTAACAGAAGATTTGGATAAAAAATCATAAAGTAATATAAAACTATATTTATATCTGACATATTACAAAAATTAATGAAAAAAATTAAGCATTCAAAATTTAAAAATACTGGATTTATATTTGAACTATTAGTAAGACAAATTACTTCTGAAATTATGTCCACTAATAATTCGGTAGCAGAGAAGATTTTAAAAGAAAATTTTAATTCAAAAAAAGAACTTTCAAAAGAATTAAAATTATATCAGTATCTTATCAACGAAAAATATAATTCAGAATCTAAAGCAGAACAATTTATTAATACAATTTGCGAAGCAAGAAAAAGATTAGATGAAAAAAAACTTATAAAAGAAAAATATAATCTAATTAAACAATTAAAAGAAACTTATAATATTGATGAGTTTATCAAATCATCGGTATCCAATTATAAAACTCTTGCTTCAATTTACAAAATATTTGAAGTAGTTAGTACCGAAGAACAATACGACCCAACGGATATTGTTAGTTCCCGTTTTACTATTGCAGAAAACATTATCAATACATCTATTCAGAACAAAGATTCAAAAATCAAAAATGCAGTATTAGAAGAATACAGAAAGCAAGATGAAGATTTAAGAGCAATTTCATATAAATTTTTAGTAGAAAATTTTAACAAAAAATATAAAAATTTAACAAATGACCAAAAAAGTTTATTGAGAGAATATATTAATAATATCAATAATACTGGTAAATTAAATGCATATGTTTCTGATGAAGTTTCTAAATTGATTGGTGGATTAAAAGAAGTTGGTGCTAAAATTACAGATAAAGTAACTAAAATTAAATTAGCAGAAACTATTTCCAATATTAGAAAGATTAAATCAGCAAAAAGAATTAAAGAAGAACATCTTTCAGCAATGATGATGATTTATGAATTATTAGGAGAATTAAAAAATAGTTTAAATAAATAAAAATGGTAAATTATAGAATATTTAACGCAAAAGAATTTGTAGCAGCAGGTGCAGGAACATCTGGTTCTTTGGATAAAGCTTGGGGAGTAATGAGAGGTTCGGCAGTATGTTCAGGTTCAATAACATTGGAGGGATTTGTAAATGCATCCGGTTCTAATCCAACTAGTAATCGTGCTACATTAAAATTAGAATCTTTAATTCAAGGAGAACCCATTCCATGTTATGTTAGAGATATTACAGTAACAGTAGGAACTGCTTATTTATTAGCATAAAATTATAAAGATATGCCATCAGTCAGTAAAGCACAGCAAAAATTTATGGGAATGGTTCATGCTGCCCAACAGGGTGATATGGAAAATCCATCACCCGAAGTTCAAAAAGCAGCAGATTCAATGTCTGATAAAGATGCCAAAGATTTTGCATCAACAAAACATAAAGGTTTACCTGACCATGTTAAAGAATTTATTATTAGAGAAGTTAGGGGTATTAAAACAATTAGTAAAGAGTATGGTGATATTGTAGACCAAATTCAAAAACATTTGGAATTATATAAACAAACAAAAGGAACTCCTGCTGAAAAACAACATATTCAACAATTAAAACAACTTAATGATAAAAAGAAATCATTGGCAGCTGAATTAGACCAAAAAGTTAGTGGGATGTATAAAGATGCGGAATTAAAAGTTGATGAAATAAATGTTACTGGCAATATAGATGGATATAATACTCCATATGCATTTAGTGGTAAAGATGATGAAACATCTAAAGGAAAGAAACAAGCAGATTTAACTGGATATTCAGTAGTTAAAGAATCTTTAATCAAAGAAGATATAGATACTATGTACCTTGCTATGATTGTAATGGCACAAGCAGCAATACTAGGTGGTAATATTGGTATGTTAGCCGGTAAATACGTTGATAGTAAAGGTGTATTTCCAAATATTGATGATATAAAAAGATGGTGGAAAGATAGAAAAGATGATAAAGCAGTTAAATCAATCATAGCTAAAATAAAGAGTGACCCGGAAATGATTGCATTTTTCAAAATGTCTCAAACTCAACAAAGAGGGAAATTTAGAAAATTGGTTGCTACCAAACTATCTCCGGATGAAATTCAATATTTGAATAGAATTAACAAAAGTGATTTACAAGAAAATCGTTGGGTAGCATTACGACAAGAAGAATCAACTCCAACTCAAAAAATAGGAAGAGGGATTTCAAATATAAATAAACAACTTAAAGAAATGGAACAATTTCTAAGTTGGTACGGTAAAATTAAAAATGAAAACGGAGTTTCTAATAAAAATTTCTGGAAAAGAACAAATTCTCATATTTATAATATAAAAGAGAGGTTGTTAAAATTAGACCAACAAATTCGTAAAATATCTGAATAATGAAATTACACCAATTAAAAGAGCTTGTTAAGCAAGTTGTAAGAGAAGAGGAAGATTACCAACAACTGTTTAAACATATGTTGGATAAATCGGGTAAATCAATTCCATCTATGTCCGATGATGAAAAAAAGAAATTCTTTAATGCAGTAGATACGGCATACAAAGCAAAATCGGAAGGTAGATTGCGAGGATATAACGAAGAACAACTTAATGAAAAAAGTTTTAAAGCAAGTATTGGTAGACGTATTGTAGATGTGGGTGGTCAAAGTAAAGAACAATTTATTAAATATATGAAACATCGTGGATTAATTCAAGTTTTTAAAACAAAAGATTTGAAAAATTCAGATTATTTTTATGTATATGAATCTGCAAACGAAGGAACAAACGAAGAAGAAATTAAATGGAATGCAGTTGAAAACGCAATCATTAACTTTCTAAAAATGAATACAAAGATTTTAGATAAAAGAGTTAAAGATAGAGATACTGATGGTGTTAAAGGTGGTTTACAATCAATAATTGATGGATTAACTAACGCACAACGTAGTTTAAAATTAAAGTAATGAGCAAGGGATTATTGATAGAGACGCATTTGTTTGAAGCAAAAATACAAGAAGAATCTAACGGTACTTTACTTGTTAAAGGTGTTTTGCAAAGAGCAGGTGCTGAAAATCAAAATGGTAGAAGATACCCTAAAGAAATTCTTGAAAGAGAATGTAAAAAATATCAACAACTTATTAACGAAAGAAGAGCATTGGGTGAATTAGACCATCCAGATTCTCCCGTTATTAACTTAAAGAATGTATCACATAACATTAGAGAAATTTATTGGGAAGGTGATGATGTATGCGGAGTAGTAGAAATCCTTTCAACACCATCTGGTAACATTTTAAAAGAATTATTAAAAAACAACATCCGTTTAGGTATTTCATCAAGAGGATTAGGTTCGGTAAAAGAATTAAAAGATGGAACTGTAATGGTAGCAGAAGATTTTGAATTAGTAGGTTGGGATTTTGTTTCAAACCCATCTACACATGGAGCATTTATGGCACCTGTAAACGAATCCAAACAATGGAAGAAGATTGCAGATGAGTGTGGTAAATGGTGTAAAGTACAAGATTTAATGAGGGAAATTCTAATAGAATTAAATTAATAAAAAAAACAATACAAATATGAAAGTAGTAGATTTGTCACCTGGAAAAAAAATAAATACTCAACAATTAAAAGAACTTATTAAACAAGTTATTAGAGAAGAAAATTATCATAAAAAATTAGCTAAAGAATCATTAGAAGATTTGGATACAACATTGCCAGTTGGTGTTGAAAGATATTTAGATAAGATGGTATCTCAAATTAAAGGAATGAATCTTAATCGTAAAAAAGAGATTCTTGTATTAGCAAAAGTAATTGATGCTATGGGAATGGATAAGCAAGAATTAATGAGATACATCCAACAAATTAAGAAAAAAGATATTTTAGGAAAATAATACTATGATACGTTTAAAAGATTTACTTAAAGAATCAGAAGAGCTACAACAACTCCCAACTGAATTAAAAAGACACTTCTTAGAAATCATTTCAACTTATGGTCAACATAGAGAAGGAATGACTAGAAAATCTGATATCAGACAAGTTGCAGAAACTTTAGGTGGTATTGCAGATGCAGCACAAGAATATACTTTGAGAGAAGGTGGTGATTGGTTTGATAGAGTTACTATTAAACGTAATATGAGTGAGTTAAAAAAATTACAATCTGCATTTGAAAAAGAATCACTAGAAGCAAAAGCACAGGAACAAAGATTGGAAGCTCTATATGAAGATATGGGGAATGTGTTAGGAAGATATTTTGAGATAGCTAATGTTTCAGAAAAAGTTATGAAAGAAAGATTGGGTAGAACTTCAATTCAAGAAGCTAAAAAATACGATATAGGTTCTGGATGGATGGGAAATGGTTTAACTATTTGGAATAGAGCTGAAGAACAATATGGTGATTATAAAATAATTGCTCATATTGGTAAAGATGGTACTTTAAGTATAAGAGATAAAAAATTACCAAATGATATCAAGCAAATGTTCCAAACTTGGGCAGATACTATGAAAAAGGGTGATAGACCAGCAACATACTAATTAAATGGAAGAGTTAGCATCATTATTATTACAAAGTAGAACTCAAGCTCATTCTTTCCATTGGGGAGTTAAAGGTATAGGTTCACATTCTGCACATTTAGCATTGGGTAATTACTACGATTCAATCGGTGAGTTGGTAGATGGATTAGTTGAAGCATATCAAGGTAAAGAAGGTTTGATTCAAATTTCAGGAATTGGAACATTAGATAAAAATAATGATATTAAAAATATTATTAATTACTTTGAAACTCTTTGTAATTTAATTGCAAAATTAAGAAAAAATCCTAAATTGCAAGATTCTTGGATACAAAATGATATTGATACAATTGTATCTTTACTATATTCTACTAAATATAAATTGGTTAATCACCAATAAAATTTAGTAATATACAAAAAAATACTGATAATTCCAAAGAAATTTGGAATTTTTCTTTAGTTTTCTAAAAAGTTATATACTTATTATTAAATATCCCATTCATTATGGGATTACTTTTTATAGTTGATTAATGAATACCCTTCTTTATAAGGCGTGACCGAACAATCAACAGAATATCATTGGAGTTGTAATCAATAACTTCACAAGTAAA